CGTCGGATGGCTTAAATCCCTTTTGAATAAACGCGCTAATTGGTAAGCGATAAAATATTGCACCGTTTTCCATAATAGCATGCCATAGTATACTCCGACCTGTAAGAGCGCTAATACCAAAGATAATGCAGTCTTCAACTTCTCCATGATGTTTTTTAAGATCATAAAGATACTCCCTTCGTATCTGTGCATAGGTTGGTGGCACGTTTGCATTTAAATATGACATAATCTATCCTCACTTTATTGTACCCCAATTTGGTCCAGATTCAAAGTCCACTTTGTTAGGCACTTTTAAGTTTATCGTATTTTCCATGATAGACTTTATCTTTTCAGCTTGTTCATCATTTTTAATAGAAAAACAAAGTTCATCATGAATTTGTATATGTGGTATAATACCTTGCTCGTATAAATCCACCATTGCTTTTTTTGTCATATCTGCAGCTGATCCTTGTATCAATCTATTTAAAGCCTTGTAAGTAAATGCAGGGGTATAATTTTTTTCAAAGTGTTTCATATAATCAGGGTCTATTTTATTTTTTTGAATTTTACTAAACAACTCAGCTTTATAAGCCTCTATTGCCTCCTCTTTTGTATATAAAGTTACTGGATTATATCTGTTTGTTTCAGGATTCCATTCTTTGTCAAATGTTTCCCATTTATCAAACCTACAAAATCTATCTTGTAGAGTGAATAATAATTTATTATTTTTTGCAAATTTTTGTAGTTGTCGTGACAATAGTTGAACAAAAGGCACTTTGTTATGATAATCATTAAATAATTGTCTTGCAGTTGTTTGATCTAAACCTAATTCTTTTTGTAATTTTACCCTACCCATACCATAGAAAAGACCTAGGTTGATCGTTTTTGCCTGTTTCCTGGAGATATTAGCCATGTCAGCGACGATTTGATGAAAATCGGCACTACCCTTCTTAAATTCCTCTTCTAGCTTCTCTGTCTTTGGTAGACCGATTTTAATAGCGTAATGCACCACAATACGTGGTTCCTGTTGTGAATAGTCAAAACTACCCCAATTACAATCTTCCTCTGGAAGAAACAACCCCCTCATCTTGCTACCAATATATCCTTTTGCTGGTATCTGTTGTAAGTTAGGATTAGACATACTAAATCTACCTGTGACCGTACCCCCTGAATCTGATCTTATCTGATTTATATCTGCATGTATTCTACCCTCGTGCACATATTCTAGTAAACCATCTATAAAAGTATTGACTGCCTTGTCATACTCTCTTGCCTTTGCGATCATACGTAAAAATTTATTTCTGTGTGTTTTTAAATAATCTTTTGGAAGTTGGGGCATTTTAGATTTAGGAGTAACTTTGTAATCATCTATGCAAAGGTGGTCTAATAATTTTTTTATTGATGCTGCAGCCCAGATGTCAACCTTGATTGTTGTAATGCTTTCTATTGCTTTTATTATCTGATCTCTACGTTTCTTGAGATGTCTTCCAAACAGGATCGCTTTTGCGACATCTATTTTAACTCCTTTGAATTTCATGTCAACCAAACATAAAAATAATTTTGTTTCTAATTCAAATATGTGTCTGCAAGTTTTTTCTTCGATTATAATATCATTTCCATTTTTATCTTTTTTTATTTTTCCATCTTCTTCTTCATCGTATTTAGTGTATAATACCTCGTCAATTTTTTTATTAAATAATTTCCACAACTTGTGTGTTAGGTTTACATCTTGCTTTGCATACTCCTTTACAATAGATGCAGGAAGTTTGTGCATGTTAGTCATCGGATCTTTTACCATGCCACCAGACCATTCTAATGTTTTCTGTTGCAAATCGTATTTATATTTTTCTTCGTTAAGATAATCTTTTGACAGTGCATCGAGTGAGTATTTAAATCTATTCTCATCAATAACAGATGCTGCTATCATGGTATCAACAATTCTACCTTTAATCATCTTACCTGTGACTGCTCTAATCCAACAGACATCGTACATCGCATTGTGAAATACTTTTGTAATATTTTCGTTTTGAAATATCTTATCGTTTAACACTTGCCATATCTTATCTATTCTTTGATAGTCTATGTCGGTATCAGAGTGACGTAGAGGAAAGTATGCAAGATCATTATCTGTTGCAACTGCAATGCCACATATGAAACCATCTTTACGTATCGCACCGGAACCTTTTGTTTTAAGATTAGGATCGTATGTCTCTATATCTATTGCAACGGTATCAATACCATTTAGATCTAGATCCTCTGGTGTGTTACACATTATAATCCCTCTCTATAATCATTTCTATAAAATGAATCGCTTTCAATAAATCTTCCTTACCATTTTTGTCTTGATGACGTATTATATATTTTATAGCACAACCTTCAGGGTATAACAACTTATTCGCAACTACAAACTTGCTTGGCTGTATCACATATTTTTGATAGTGACTTCCACCGTGCTGTTTATCCCAAACATTTTTCTTTTTCATTTTTTTCCTAACGTATATTTATCTTGTGATGCCACCGTCCAACAATCAAATCTACCCCTACTAAGAGCCACATATTTTAATCTAAGTTGTGTAAAGTAGTCCTCTGGTCTTGTCCTAGTAAGATCTACGATGACATTATCAAAACTTAATCCTTTTACCGTGTGTATGTTTGCGTATTTAACTCTTGGTTCTCCATCTATATTAAAACCATTTTGTAATATTTTTCTAATATAAATAAGTCTTTGTTTAAAATCTTCTTTTTTACCTTTTTGTAGTCTAATTAAAGAAAAATCTCTTTCTTGTTTTGCAGATTCTTTTAATAATTTTTTATTTATTAAATAATCTATTGTGTATTCTCTATCTACCCAATCTTCAAAAGTTTCTTCACCTTTACCCCACACAATAACTTTGCTACCTATGTATTTCCAAAAATCCTTTATTTGTTTCAGTGGCGTTAGTTTTCCTTTACAAAAGTCTGGCCAAAGTTTATGACATCTTATTTCTTTTTTTGACACGTGGGCCGTGTTCCCTACGTGTGCAAACTCAATTCCTTGTTGTTTAAAAAAATTTTTAACAACCGCATCAGTTGGTACACCTCGATAAGTAAATAAAAAAGTTTCATTGGTATTTTTTATTTTATCTAGCAAAGCCTCCATAGCGCTACATTTTGAATGATAATTAGGTATATGATAATGGTTGCCTATAACATCTGTTGGTTTCCAAACTCTCTCATAGCCATAATGATTCCATATCGGTCTTATTGTCCTTTTACATAAATTAGTTATCGTCTGGCTACATCTGTAACCCTGTTCTAATTGCTCTGCGTTTCTTGATAATCTGTGATAATATTCTGGGTCGGCCCCTGCAAATTCAAATATAGTTTGATCTGCATCTCCTACCATGTAGTATTCTTTTGTTTTTGTTGCCATTTTTTCTAAAGCTTTTCTTTGTGGCACATTACTATCTTGTGCCTCATCAACTATTAATACGTCTATGTCAGGATCTTTTGCTTTATCTAAAAAATCTTTTATCATGTCTGCAAAATCACATACAAATTTTTTATCTTTGTACGCTTTGTAGTAAGGTACCATTTTATTAATTTCAGTTATAGTATAAGGCCAATAAGAACTCCTGTTACAAATCTTCCAAAATTTTGTTAAGTCGTCTTCACCTTTGCCAAATGCATCGTTCAAATATTTATAAAATCTTTGTTCACCATTATCAAATCTTTGTTGAGATACTTTAGTTTGTAATTTAAAGAGAGATTCTTCTTTGCTTAACTCACAATGATCTTCGTAACTAAACACTTCTTTTCTACCAACTAATCTGTTTTTACAATATGAATGTATTGTGCAAATTTTAAATTCTACAGATTTTTTCTTAACATCCTGCATTTCTGGAATTTTAAGAATTTCTTTTTTTATCTCGTCTGCTGCAACGTTCGTGTGTGATAACACTATTATATTTTCGTAAGAGTATTTTTTTAATAACTCTCGATATTTATCTACAATCCATTTACTAGTTTTTCTTGTGCCTGGTGGTCCTGATATAAACGTAGGTATTTTTTTTGCATGTTTATCAATTAACCTTTCTATAATTTTAACGTCCTTAAATGTGCTTTTCTTAATTAGAATAGCATTAGTATCATTATTACTCATCTTTCACCTCCTGATATACACCTTCAAGTATTAAATCTTCTTTCTCTACTTTATAATTTAATATACGCCATGACACGCAGGATTTTGTTCCATACTTACCATGATTCTTTTTTGCCTTCAATACGTTTTGACATTTAATTACTAAATCAACTCTAGGTAAATTAATTTTTTGTTTTATTAAATAATCTTCAAACCTATTTAAGCTAAATTCTAATACGGCTTTTTGTTCATTGTAATAAGGCATACCGAAATATGCTAACTCTTTTTTGTCCGTGTACGCTTTTTCTAAAGTTATGTAATTATCAAAATGTTTTTTAAATCTTAAATCCTCCTCTGCCTCTTCAACATAATCTTTTGACTTTTCTCTTGCCTCATACTTCCTACGCATGATCTCTTCAAAATCAGCAGCTTTCATTTCTGGTATCCAAACAGATGCTCTACTAATTACAGCATCATAAAATAATTTTTTATTTCTAAGTGTAGGGCCATCAACTATAATTGTTTTTTCTACTGCCTCACCTTGAACAACTGCATTAATCTTTACAAAATATCTATCACTTCCATATTCTATTATCTGTCCAATAGATTGTTTTGCTTCTTCGCTTGTAGCTTCTTGCACGCCAATCCAACTAAATAGTGTTGCTATTGTTTTTGTAGAGCACCCAATGATCTCTGCAAGTTTTGGCATACCGAATTTTCTATTTGCTTTTTTGTGTGTTGTGCCTTTTCTCTTTCTTTTTTCTGCTTCTTCATCTTTTGCAGCAACTGCTATCTTGTAAACAAAGTCATCTATATCATCTACGTTCCACTCAGTATGTTTTAATAACACTCCTGCCATGGCAGTGCAGTAGTCATCTCTTTGTCCTGATCCAGCGTATGTAATGCAAAGAGCTGCAGCTAAAGCTATCTTACCAAGATCTACTTTTAAATTACCTGGATACTCATCTATGCCATCATACTTAACCCACTTAACAACTTCATTTGTTGTGTGATACTTTGTTTCTGGAACTAGTGTGTATTTATTTGCGCCATGTCTAATCTCACAAAGTGTTGCGCCATGACCATAGTCTTTGTAATAATCTTCTAACTCTTTTGGTAGTGCAAACTTTTTATAATCTGATGTGCCAGACCAAAGATAGTGACTTGATGGGTTGTTTCTTCTACCAAATATTGCACCACATGATTTTATGTGATCGCTTGTAAATCTTTTTACGACAGGATTATCAATATCAAAATCTATGTATTGATCTAATCTAAGTCCTATCTGTTTTGTTGCGTGTTCTATTCTCCATTCTTCTTTCGTAATTTTAAAATCCGGATCGGACCATTTCTCAACCACACTCTGCTTTGTATCGCAGGGTATGATTACCCGTCCCAGATCTATCCAATCTTCATACGTAACCGGTGCTTTAATTATCTTATCATTCATAAATATTAAGTGGGCGTTTCCACTCTCGCATCAACGCCCACTACCTAGGATATTATAAATTCAAAGATTTTTTTGTATCTTCTTGAACTTCAGGTTTTGCTTGGATCTCACCCTTACCTACAGAATCAGCAAAAGATTTTGCCATGTCATACATGTTTTTATCTTTGACTGCTCCAACCTTAGATACATCCCAACCAAACCATGTTCCTTTGTCGTTAGACATTTGAACCGTTGATAGGTTATAAATGTGGCTGTATGTTGGCGGAGTAAATAATCCATTCTTACCCTGCATTTTTATACCCATCATCATCGAGTTCCATTTTCTACTAACTTTTAGTTGAGTAGACTTCATAGAGATCAATGCTGTTTGTGGGCTATCACCGAGTATCAATACAAAATGATTTGCAGTGTTATCAAGATAATTACCATTTGGTAATCTATCTTTGTAGTCTTTACCCCTAGTGGTTTGACTAATGATATCACTGTCAGCTTCATG